TTAGGTACATCAGACTTCCCATCACAAAACCAACTAAATTGGCATCTATTCTTAACAGGATAGTACACTGCATCATTTTTGTCAAGGGTCTTTTTAGTTTTCCAAGACTCTCTAGTGGGCCCTTGTTCGACCACGGCACATATGGTGTTAGGAAACCTCTTATCATTTACCCGATTGAAGACCACACCTGTAACCGCAAGGATACCAGCGGTGCCTTGATTTCGAGCCTCATGATACATATTTAATGCCAGACATTCAGCAGAACGAACCATGTAAGGATCGGCATTAGACGAACTGACAGGAAACAATATTGCTCCTGCCAGTAAAGCTGCTTTTAATTTAAAATTCACCTAGTTGTTCCTTCAAGTATGTTTTCGCATAATCACCAGCCATGGTTGACCGAAAGAACTTATCAGCATCTGCGGCTACCTCTTCAATGGTGAACTCTGAGTCACCACCGTAGAAGTATCCATCACAGAACTCCTCGATATCCATCATATAGTTTTTCATCTTACTCATATCCATACTCCTTCATGAACAGTTTAGTTAACGGGCCCTGCATCCGATAGGCTTCTACTTCCCACGGCTGTTTTGCATATTCAGTGTTCTTGTAATTACGATACTTACCGTCCTTACACTTCCACAACTGCTTGTAACCACCTTTGAACTTGTCTTTCATACGACCTGTGGCGCCCTGCCACACATGCACCATTTCGTGAATGATGGTTTCAATCAACTCTTCTTCACCAACCAACTTACGCAGCCGATGATCGATCTCTATGATATAGTCACGGTCATCATCCCCACGGTAACAAAAACCATGAGCACCATCTTCTATTGTCTTAGTGAATTTAAGATCAATATCCAACACACGATGACGAGGCATCAAATAGTCCATGCACCACCAGATAATCTCATCTGCTAGTTCACGGTCTTTTTTGCGACCACCTGTAACTTCGATACCAATCATTGATAACTCCTTAATCTCTTATCTTATATACAGAATACCACACTAAAGGCCCATAGTCAAGCAAATAATGGCACACTAAGTCATTGATATTAAAGAATTTTCAAAAAAAGTTAGACTCCTGATGCGGAACCCTTGACCTGATCGTAGGTTTCATGTTCAATCAACATGTAATCATCGTTCCAAAAGAACGCTTCCTTGACTACATTCTGGGACAATCCCTTGTAAGCCTTGTGTAGGGACTTATCTTTCGCAGCAACCAAAAGTTCTGCTTCAGAAGGATGCAATCCCTCTAATAGTTGTACGAACATAGCTTCTCGTTTATTCTGGGAAATTGCTCCATTACCACCACGAATGAAGTTATACAGTTTCCTAGCTTCCCATGCCAAGTCTGTATGTTCCGTACCCTCTGGGGCATCGTTAGGTACATACGGTACAGGCCCTTCCGGCAGTTCCCATACAATTTTAGGATCAAACGAGGATTTAATCACCATACGGAAAGAATCCGTATTATTGTCTTGAAGGAATTTGACCTTCTGTTTCTTGGTCTTTAGTTTACCAAGTTTTTCTAGTACCTCTGAATACAGTGGGGTATATGTTTGTTCGGGCATATCAAAATTCTCCTATTGAATCGGTTAGAGTTTTTAGTCTCTTCTCTATAAAGTAATTTAGTAGTTTGCTTCGATCAGGTATTTCAGCTGATCTAAAGTTCTCCAGAATTTCTTCTCTAAGTTCTTCTGGACACTCTGTTAGGTCTATGAGTTTCTTGTTTCTCTGGTAGTTCCTCAAGACCTCATCATTAGGGGCAACATCTGAAAATTCGTGATCAGCCCACGATGATATCTTTTTCTTACCAAGTGGCTTCTGTCGAAGCCCATCGGTAAAAGTGTTATCTGGCGACAGCACATTTGGTACACCATCACTGGCGTCACCTTTGAATACATGTTCTATCAAATAGTAGTTAGGATTCTCACCGTTTACCATCTTTTTAGTAATAGGACTGTACTGTTTAACATTTGGGTATCGTTGCAACTGAATGAAGTCTTTATCACCAGAGAGAATTAGTACTTCCTCTGCAACCTCTGTAACCAGACTGGCAATGATATCATCAGCCTCTGCACCGTATACCTCTAAAAATTTGTACGGTAGGTTATCTTTGATCTCTGATTTGATATTGTTTAAGCACTCAAAGATTGCATCCCAATTCCTACCATCCGACTCCCTCTTGGTGCGCCGACTGGCCTTATACTGTGGATAGAAATCACGCCTCCAATAGTGTTTGGAATCATAACATAAAACCAGTTCACCATATTCAGAAGAAAACCTAGTGCGATACATTCTCATGGAATTAAGTATCATGTGACGAACCATATTCTCGTCTGGTTCTGTGTTCTTTGTCATATGCAAATGCATCATTACACTAGCCAGACTAATCTGGTTCATATCAACTAAAATCATTTTTTTACCACCATATGAGCATTAAAACTCATACTCCTTCTTTCACCATCACATTGAAAAGGATACACAAAATGTTTTAACCATGACGGGAATACAAGCAACTTTCCAACCTCTGGCTTAAACTTAATGTTATCACTTCGAAAATCTTGAGCATCACCATAACAGAATTCAATCAAACCACTAGCCGGATAGTGATCTTCAAAATCCACTGCGATCTCTTCATTCATACCATCCGGCAATTTAAGATATATCACAGCAGAGAAATCTCCCGTGTGATGATGCCAAGGATTAAACTCACCTTTATACTGACTAACAATCCAACTCTGTGTTAAGTGTATGTTGTCCAGTGAGGGTACGACCTCTCCAGCCATTCTCTTCCAACCGTTTGCCTTATTATTCATCGCTGAACGTACTAGATAATCTAGACAACCCTGTTTCATAACAGTAAAAAGAAATTCTTTCTCTTCTTTGTCTGAGACAGGAATTTGTATCTCTTTGTGTACCTTACCCACAAGTTTATGTGACCAATCCCATTGAGCACTCTTCTTGTCATCAGACAAAACATCATCGCCTGTGCGATTGATAATCTCAACGAATCTATCTGGAACTTGTGATTCCATTATCATTGGGGAAAATGGGCTATGAAATTTCGGGGTCATTATGTTCATCCTTAAACTGTTTCACAAACGTATCAATAGACTTTACGTCCACTTCACTTACTGGGGTATTATCTGCCTCTATAGTAAGATCGACAAAAGTATCTGTTAAGCCGTGTAGAGCATGAACGTAACCCATATCTCTATATATTGTTGCTTTCACTAGTTCAATAATCATACCCATATCTTGAGTAAATAAATTTTCACTGACATCAATACCATTTTCGCCCATCGAATGAATCATTTGAATCATAAGGGTTTGAGTTAGATCATCAGCAAAAGCTAAGTTCTCTCGGGCCTGAACTACATCGATATTAGGTTGTTTTACTTGTCCGCTTCCCCACGGCCCTCTTACTACGTTTTCGGGGAGCTCGCTGTCTTTTGGGTCTTTCGTCATTTATTTTTATACCTTTACGTTCATCATTCATTTCTTGTGTCCAGATCAAACCTAAGTCTGGATAAAAAGTACCAACATCTCGTTTTGGTTCACCCTTAAAAGGCCCATACCAATAGTAACCTAATGCAACACATCTGTTGCGTATCTTCTTGTCTGCATATTCTCCGTAGAACATATCAGACCAATCACCTGTTCGTAGATAACTCTTCATACTTCGAACATAGGATTCAGCATAAGACTTTCTAGCCTCTGCACCTTTCACACCAGCCTTCACATTCTTACGTTCGGCAGAGGCAAGGTCTTTCTGTGTCTTAATCCATTCCTTGACTTTCTTCGGATGTAACTGGTGATCATCTGGTAGATCACGAAGACTTTCGTGAATATTAGTCTTACCATAATTCGGATCAGCAGCTGCCTTCTTCTCTCTCGCCTTTGCAAGACGTTCAGCAGCAGCTACTTTCTGCTCCTCAGTCATAGGTTTTCGTGGTTTCCTACGTTTCTTTGGAGCTTTCCATTCTGAATTATCAGTTTGAACAGTCACCTTTTTCCTAGGCATAGATTAGTATCCCTTTTCTTCTAATCGTTTCTGAAGCTTCTTCTCGGTTCTACGTTTCGCAGCAGCTTTTGCCCTGCGACCCTTTTCACCTTTAGTCATGGCAAACTCACGTTTCCTCAACTCATTGAAC